CTCAGACCAAGGATTTGTCTCGGATGTATTATGTTCCAGCAGAGTATCCAGACGCTTTCAACTTCATATTCCGACTTGGAGGCAGCACTGTCATAAATCCTGATGTGCTTATGGCCAAAACTAAATACGTTGAGCCGCCTCGTGACTTCTTGTCTAAGCTGCCAGAAGACGTACAGCGCGCAGTGATCAAGCAACGTAAGCAATCTCTCACCAATAATAACTTTCAATGGACGTCATATCAGGATTGCCCATTCGTCAATCGCAAACTTCTGCGGGAATATCAGTCAATAGCATTTCAGGACGGTACAGGCCGCTACGGTCTCTTCTATAAGATCATGACTTCTATCGCAGGAAATGCCATTCGGCAGAAATACCCCATCACTCCATTTGAGATAGCCGAGCTTATGTCGGGTATAGATTTAGACTTTGGCGCACGATATCAGAAGAGGCCTCTGCAGTTGGAGGCTGCAAGAGCCATATCGTTCATCATACGGAACACCTGAGTCACTCTAGAAGCTCATCGTCATATGAATCAAGGTAAACATATAGCCAGCAAGACTTCAGTGATCCTGACGGCCTTCTGTAGATGAAAAATAATGGTGTACAAGATGTCTACTTTATGGTATATTAGATCCATGACAATTAATACTAACTCGAACAAATTTCACAAGAACTCAAAGGAGAATACATTATGTCAGTAGACTGGTTTAGTGATATGAAAGCAATGCACCAAAAGTTTGGTGTGAATACGTGGATGAAACAACAGATTGACGATGGGAATATCGATACTCTTCGCAAGTATCTGTCTTTTCGCTTGTTGATGATTAATGAAGAGTTAGCTGAGACTTTCTCTGCTGCTTTAGTACAAGGCGACAGTGAAGAAGTGGTTGATGGTCTCATTGATTTGTGTGTCTTTGCAATTGGAACACTTGAAGTTCTGGGTGTTGATGCACATAAGGCATGGGATACAATCCTTAATGCTAATATGGCAAAGGAGCCTGGTGTTAAAGCTGAGCGTCCTAATAAATTTGGTCTCCCAGATTTGATTAAACCTTTGGGCTGGAAGAATCCAAATCATAAAGGCAATCACGGCGACATTCCAATGATTTTAGGGGAGCAACAGTAATGAAGAATGATGCAGGAAAACCGACGATCGAACTGATTCCGCCTGAGTGTATTATGGCGATCGCTCAAGTATTTGCAATGGGCAAAGCCAAGTACGGTGCTAACAATTGGCGTGAGGACCTCAACGGGACTCTTTATTCCCGTACCTATGGATCCATACAGCGACACCTCACGAAGTTCTTTCTGGGTGAAGATGATGATCCTGAGAGTGGCCTCCCGCATATTGACCATGCTCTTACCCAGCTTTGCATTCTCAAGATTCAGACAATGTATGGTAAGGCTGCGGATGATCGTTGGAAAGGCGATCAGTCACCTAAACTCGGTGATGAATTCGCCGAGGTTGCCGGTAAGTCTGAGCCGGAGCTTTTAACTGAGTGTACATTTGAGCTCGGTGAATTACGTAAAAAAGACTGGCACAAACAGCGCAAGATTGCCGCTCGGCATTGAAAGGAAATATAATTATGAACGTAGATCAGATACGAAGACACTTCCGCACAGCTCTAATGCATGAAGATTTTACCATCGATCGTACAGGCGCTAAGACCATTGAGCTCATTGGCGCTTCATTTATCGCAGACGAACCTGCAATCTTTGGTAACCCTAATAACGTTTATATTGATGCAGAGATCAAGTGGTATGAATCTGAAGATGCTAATGTTAATACACTAGGTGAAATCTATGGATCGATTCCAAAAGCATGGGCGGTATCGGCCAACAAACACGGTGAGGTTAATTCTAATTATGGAAAGCTTATCTTTTCAAAGAAGTATTACAACCAGTTTAAGCACGCTGTCACTGAGCTTCTTGTGAATCCAGATTCGCGCAGAGCTCAGATCATTTATAATCGGCCAAGCATGTGGCTTGAATATAATGAAGATGGGAAGAATGACTTCATCTGCACTAACGCTCAGTCATTTTATATCAGAGATGGTAAGCTTCATATGGTATCACAGATGCGTTCCAATGACGTAGTTTACGGATATATGAATGATTACTCTTGGGCGCGATATGTGCAAAATATGGTGCTAATGAATATGAACATGGCGCGTGATCGAGATGATCCTCAGCGCAAGTTAGAAGCTGGCGATTTAATCTGGCAGGTCATGAATCTGCATGTATATGAACGACACTTCAAACTTGTAGTGCCTGAGGGAAGCCAAGCATAATCATTTCAAAACAGCCTTTTGTATAAATAATTACGAAAGGCTGAATATGGAAACTACTTATGTGTACTGGGTGTATGATGAAACGTGTCAAAACATTAAAAACGATGGTTACGTTGGAGTTACAGCAAATGTTGCGCGCCGTTTTAAAACTCATTTGCTAAAGACTAAAAATATACCATCTAATGCAAAAGTTAAAATCATTTATGAAGGTTCTCGAGAAGAGTGTTTTGAACGCGAATTTGAATTACGACCGACTAAAGGTATTGGGTGGAACCGAGCAGTCGGCGGTTCGCAAGGTTGGCGTATTGGTTTTATTCATGATGATGACACCAAGCAAAAACTTAGAGATGCTTGGACACCTGAACGAAAAGCTGAACAGAGACAAAGAGCGAGTATTATGTCCAAGACTCTCATTGGCCAAAAACGCCCTGCTCAAAGTAAAGCTATGGCTGGTGAAAAGAATTCTATGTTCGGCCGAGGGCATACTCTTGAAAGTCGTAAGAAAATGTCAGAAAACCGCGCAGGAAAGCCTACGTGGAATAAGGGTAAGTCTGCACCACAACAGATTGTTGAATGCCCTCATTGTGGAAAATCTGGCGGGAAACAAAATATGACAAGATATCATTTTGATAACTGCAGACCGGAAAAGGCATAGTATGGATAAAAGTAGAATAGTTGTGTATTCCCCGAAGTGGGATATAAGATTCTTAGATCTGGCGAAGCATATATCTGGCTGGTCTAAGGACCCTTCAACGAAAGTTGGAGCAGTGATTGTAGATGATGATAGGAATGTCTTAAGCTTAGGTTATAATGGATTCCCTAGAGGAATACAGGATCGCATTCCCCGCTTGCAAATCCGTAAACTTAAATATGAATTAATGGTTCATGGTGAAATGAACGCGATATATAACGCCACATCAAAGGGTGTGTCTCTTACAGGATCTACGATATACATCCATGGGTTGTTTGTATGTGAGGAATGCGCTAAGGGCATTATTCAAGTTGGAATAAAACGAGTAGTAGTTGAGCTTAAACAGCTCCCCCAACGTTGGGTGGAGTCTTGTCGTAAAGCGTTGGATTATTTTAACGAAGCCGGCGTTGATCATATTGCGATTGAGATGTAGAGAAATATTATGAATATGAACAAACAACTTGGTGATATTGGTGAGAAGATTGTTGCAGAATTATTAAATGCTAAATTTTCTGTAAATTATTTTGATGCAGAAAAGGATCTTATTGGACCCAATAACGAAACTATTGAAGTGAAAACTCAATATCCATTGCATCACCATAGTGGTGAATTGTGCACAATTAGAGCGAATCAATTAAAGAAATGCCTAAATGTAGATCGATTGGTATTTGTAACATATGATGAATCATCACAAATATCAATATACGAAGTTCCAAAGGACAGACGATTCAACTTTCAAACATACACTGCTAGGTTGTTCCGACCAACATCACGGCAAACAATGCATGGATGGAGAATTGATGATATGAAACTTTTAAAGCAATTTACCGATTCATTTTTAGCTCGACAAATGCAAGAATTATCAATAGCTAAAGCTATAAAAAACACACTAAACAAAAGATATAATAAGGAGAAATAAATGAGAAGCAAAAAAGTAGCAATCATATTGGGCCGCGGCACCGAAGGGTGTGGCGTAACAAAGTTTACCCTGGAGCAAAACCGTTGGTTGATTGAACATGGGTATGACACGACCATTTTTTCGGTGGCGGACAAAGCATGAAATCGA